AACCGCTTAAAAGCTCAATGTCTGTCAAGTCATTGGATTTCTTGTCATTTTTCATGCGTGAAAGTGTGCTTGCATCTATCCCCAACTGCTCTGCAACCTTGCTTTGGTTGCTTGCATTAATTGCTCTCAATATGAGCGATGCGTCATTGATGGCGCTTGCAGGTAATTCGATTGATACTCTGCTCATGATGATTCCTAGACAACTTGAATGTTTTGAAAAGAACTTTTTAGGCCGGGTCGTAGATCAAGCGCTAAGAATTTGCTGTTAGTTTTCTTTTGGATCTTTAAGGCAACTTCTACAGAAACCATTCCAGTTGAAAGCATGTGATTAACTGTTGGTTGAGTTATGCCTAGTGCCAATGCTGTTTTGCGCTGACTACCAAAATGATCAACAACCTCTTCAATTAGGTTTTGTGACATACGCACCTCCTATAAGTATTTTTAATAATTTATAGAATATTCTATTTATAGTCAACAAAGACAATAGTTATTTCTATTTTTATCTATTTTACAAAGGTTTGGGGTGATAGAATGTTTTATATAATATAGGTGCGGTATATGGTTTTATTTGGGCACAATGAAATGTCATCTCAGTCAGAGCGTTTAAAAGAAGCGCGGTTGAAGGCCGGACTTTCACAGAAGCAAGTTGCTGAAGCTGTAGGCATGAAGCAACCTTCTTATAATTATTTAGAAAAGAACGATAAAGGTGGTTCGGCTAAATTGCCTGAAATCGCAAAGGTCTTGAATGTTGACCCATATTGGCTTAGGACTGGCAAAACTGCGTCAGATGTTGACGCTGATTTAAAAAAACTACTTGAAAATTCATCAGTTATTGAATTAGATTCTAATAGTGAAGACCCTGATAGAATCTGGATTGATTTAGTGAACATTCGATTTTCATGTGGAGATGGAGAGTCTATTGAATTTCATTACGATGATGTTCTTGCCAAGCGTGAAATTCCTGCATCCGTTTTTAAAAAACACAATGTAAAACCTGAAAATACAAAACTTGCTCTAGCTACTGGTGATTCACAAGAGCCGTATGTGTGTAATGGTGATGAGTTTGCAATAGATTTGTCTGATACTGAGATAAAAGATGGTGAGTTTTACGCTGTCTATTTTGAAGGTGAGGCAATGCTTAAGCAGGTGTTTAAAGAACAAGGTAAAAAACTTATTTTGCACAGCTTAAACCCAAAGTATAAAGATAAGGTCGTAAGTAGCGATAATGGGGTTGGCTTTAGAGTCATAGGTAGACAATTCTATCGTGCAGGCTAACTATAAATTTATAAAACTACCCGCTTTAAGCGGGTTTTTTTACGCCTGAAATAAAATTTTGTAAATTTCTTTCTATATTTTTCAGATATTTAATAGATAAAAATAGACGATATTATAAATAAATAGATATTTCTATTGATTGTATAAATAGAATATTCTATATTTTACCTCACACACCAACCCAATGTGAGTAAATCAAATGGCAAAACCAACTAACGCAAAACAATTCATCAGCGACCTTAGCGGAGGCGTATTCGCAAACCAATTAGGTGCTGTTATCAGCATGGTTTCTGAAGGCGTTGTGAAAAACAACAAAAAAGGCCAAATCAAAATCACGCTTGATATTTCTCGTATCGGTGATTCAACACAAGTCGAAATCGCACACACCCTTGCTTACGTTGAGCCAACGGCAAAAGGCAAACGTACTGAAGACACAACTTCAAAATCTCCAATGCATTTCAACGCTGCTGGTGATGTAACGCTGTTCGCAAATCACACCAGTCAGCTTTTTGACGAACACAAACAACACGAAGACGCATAAAGCGCTTCCCCTTTCTTTCTAACAATTTTTTCAACTAGCAATAGGAAACTTTCCAAATGGAAAACACAGAAGCAAAAGCAATCGCAACTTTAGCTAATCCTGCCTTAGAACTTAAACGTGGTGATTTGGCTGCTATCCATCAAGACTACAACGTTTCTGATTTAGAGAAATTTCTTCATGGCCGTAATCGTGCACGTGGTGTTCTAAAAACCCCATCTTTTGATGACTTTAAGACCTATGTAGTTGGTCATTCTGAAAAGAATCTTGCAAAAGGTGTATGCGCATCAGCTACAGATGAACCACGTGCAGAGCCACAAACTGCCCTTGTCTTTGTTGACCATAAAAATGTAGCTGCAACAGCGATCTTGAACTTTATCCAAGGTGATTTTGCTCAAGGCCATTGTGACCACAAAGCTGTTTTGAAGCTTGAACCAACTGTAGTTTGGGAAAAATTAAATCAAATCAAAGACAACAAATTCGATCAAAAACGCTTTGCGACTTTGCTTGAAGATTTTGCAGGTGTTTTCGTGGCTATTACTGCCAATGGCGAAGAAATCTCGAACGGTGAAGCACTGAATGCTGTGCGTAACATGAAGGTTGATGTTTCTGCCAAATCAGACAGCCAAGTCAACAACACAAGCGAATCTCGCTCTGTTTTGGAAAATGTTGAAGCCTCAACCACAGTGGGCAAATTACCTGCTTACTTTGAAATCAAAGACTCCGCATATATCGGCTTGGATGAAAAGACCATCAAGCTGCGTCTGATTGTAAATGGTTCGGATGGTTCACCAGTGTTTGCCCTTCAGATCGTCAAAGAAGAACTTCTACGCAATGAAATTATTCAGGAGTTCAAAAACAAAGTAATTCAACTGCTTCCTGATAACGAAGTTCGTATCGGTACTTTTGAAGCGTAATTTTTAGGCATTAAAAAGCCCTGAGACTTTCTACGGGATCAGGGCTCTTAGTAAACACTTGCAAGCTTACGGGGATAATTATGAATCAACGCGCACCACATAGCAACTTACCTAAGTTTGGTGTTACCAAAAGCCAAACTTCAGCAATCCTCTACCAAGAGCCAACCTTGGAAGAAATCAATCCACCAAGCAAGCCGTGGGTTGAGCGTTTTAAGAATTTTTCAGCAACTGCAGTTGTCGCTTTAAGCCTGTTTGGTTTTGGAGTGGTCATTCTTAAAGGTTGTTCTGACGATGTTGGACATCAGCAAGCCATGGCTGTGAAGCATCAAATTCAGTTTGGAGGTGTGAAGTGAATACTCAAGCAAATCGAGACCAGTTTCTAGCTGGTCGTAAAAAAGGTATTGGTGGTTCAGATGTGGCGGCAATACTTGGTTTTAGTCCTTATAAATCGCCATATCAATTGTGGCTAGATAAAACTGGACGTACTGAGCGTTCAGAGTCACAAAGTGAATCAGCACACTTTGGACACCTTCTCGAAGATGTGGTTGCTAAAGAATACTCACGGCGTGCTGGTGTGAAAGTTCAGCGTGTTACTCAGCAACTAAGCCTAACCGAACATCCTTGGGCTATTGGCAACATTGATCGTGCTGTTATTAATCCTGAAATTTCAGGCAATGTTCGGTTCAAGGATGGACAACTAACCACTGACAAGTTGCTGGAATGCAAAACTGCCAGTGAATACATGAGCAAATTGTTTGGGGAGGAAGGATCTGATCAAGTACCAGACTACTACCTTACACAATGCCTTTGGTATCTCCTGCTCTCAGGCTGTCAATTCATCGATTTGGCTGTGCTAATTGGTGGTAATAAATTCCGCATGTATCGAATCGAGCGTGATGAAGAACTTATTCAATCCATTTTCGAGCAAGTAAAAGGCTTTTGGTTCAACCATGTCATTGCTGATATACCTCCCGACCCTACTTGTTTTGATGATGTTCTTCACCGTTGGTCCAAGCATGTTGTGGGTAAACAAGTTGAGGCTGATTTCGAGCATATCAAGCTCGCTGAAGAACTGATCACTGTACAAGGGCGCCAAAAAGCGGACAAGGCGCGTGAAGATGAAATCAAGCTGAAGATCGTCACAACCATGCAAGATGCTGAAATGATGATTAGTCAGGGCAAAGCAATGTTTACCTACAAAGAGCAATCAGCAACTCGTATCGACAGCACATTATTGAAAAAAGAAAAGCCTGATTTATTTGATCAATACAGCAAGAAATCAAGCACACGTGTTTTCCGCATCTCCACCAAATTTAAAGAATCAGTTTAATTAAGGAATTTATCATGAATGCATCAACAGATTTACAAGTACCTCATTCAACACAAACCACCGATCTAATTCTTGATTTTGATGCTTTGGAAAAGATTGAACGCTTTGCTGCAAAAATGGCAAAAGCACGAGGTACAGTGCCAGCACATATTGCAGGCAATGAGGGTGATTGCATGGCAATTGTAATGCAATCTATGCAGTGGGGAATGAATCCATTTGCTGTAGCACAGAAAACTTTCAGCATTAAAGGTGTTTTAGGTTATGAAGCACAATTGATCAATGCTGTTATTACAGCACGTGCACCTATTAAAAGTCGCATTCAATATGAATGGTTAGGCACATCAGAACAATGGAACAAAATTATTGGGAACTTTGAAGAAAAAACGAGCACCAAAAAGAATGATGAACACGGAAATCCTGCTAAATACCGCGTTCCAAAATGGAATATTGCTGATGAGCGCCCACTAGGTGTAAAAGTTTGGGCCACATTACGCGGAGAAGAAAGCCCACGTGAATTAACAATCATGCTGTCTCAAGCGCGTACACGCAACAGCACATTATGGGTTGATGATCCAAAGCAGCAACTTGCCTATTTAGCAATAAAACGTTGGGCGCGCTTATATTGCCCGGATGTAATTCTTGGTGTTTATTCCCCAGATGAATTGATGGAGCGTGAAGAATTGGACGTTACCCCAAGTGGTGATAGTCAGGTAATTAAAAAACATCAAGGTGCAAGCGGCCTTAAAGCTCAAATGAGTCAGCGTGAACAATCACAAGAGACTGTAATTGATATGACGAAGACATTTGATGTAGCTGGCCTGATCAATCAAATCAATGCAACTACCACTCTTGATGAACTCAAAGAGATTGGAAAATCAACCCCAAGTGATCTTGGTGAACCCGCTCAGACTGATATTAAAACCGCGTATGCAAACCGTAAATTTTATCTACAACTGGTCGTTGATTTAGATGCAGCGGATAACGTTGAAATCATCAACTCAATTATGGGTGAGCGTTTTGAACCAAATACTAGCTTCTTAGATGATGCCCAAATTGATGCAATCAATGCGATTTACGAGCGTAAAGCGGCTGAACTAACTGCGTAAGCATGTCACGTACGCCCTCTCACGAGGGCAATATTAGCGAGATCAAGATGAATCCAACTATTGAACAGCGACATGCCATTGATATGTCTGTACAGGGAGAATCCTGCAAAATTACGGCATATGCAGGTGCAGGTAAAACATCAACACTTAATTTTATTGGCAGTGCTAAATACAATGACTCTGGCATGTACTTAGCATTTAACAAAGCAATTGCAACTGAAGCACAGTCTAAATTTCATCGTAACGTGAAGTGTAAAACCTTTCATAGCCTTGCATTTAATTCTGTACCACGTTGGTTGACAAACAAACTGAAGAATCGCCGGTTGATGTCAAATCAACTTGCATCACGCCACAATCTTGAATCCTACAAGGTACCAGTCGCGTTAATTAAACAACGTGGTGAAGATGATCAATCACGTCTGTTTAGCTCAAAACACATGGCAACTGCAATGGTTAATGCTGTTGGGTACTTTTGCCGATCAAATTACGACGATATCCAAATCGCACAAGTCTATGCTGCTTTACCAGATTGGATGCATGAAACTTATCGCGCTGAATTAGCTCAAACCCTTCTACCTAAAGCGCACGATTATTGGAATGACATTCTCAACCCAACTGGCGTAAATCGTTTAGAGCATGATCATTATTTGAAATATTGGGCATTAAGCAAACCAATTATCAACACCGATTTCATTCTGTTTGATGAAGCACAAGATGCTGACCCAATCATGCTAAATGTTCTAAGCAAACAAGCAGCTCAAGTGATTTATGTGGGTGATCGTCACCAACAGATTTATGCTTTCAGGGGAGCTGTAAATGCCATGCAGTCACTTGAAATTAATGAAACACGTCTAAGCCAATCTTTCCGCTTTGGGCAAGATATTGCCGATTTAGCAAACAAAATTCTATTTAATGTTTTGGATGAAACCATACCTTTGCGTGGGTTTGATCAAATTAATTCAAGTATTGGTGAAATGGGTAATGAGATTGCTGACGCATTTATATACCGCACTAATGCAGCTGCTCTTTCCAGCATGGTTGAATTAGTAAAAATTGGACGTGAACCTCGCCTTGAAGTAGATACAGGCACTTTATTAAAGAATATTGAAGATGCCAAAAAAATTAAGGCTGGAATCAAAGTGCATGATGGCAGTGTATTTGAGGGCTTTAGTAGTTGGGAGGAAGTTACCGAATATACAGAGGAAGTCACAGGGAACGACTTGAAACCCCTTGTTAGTCTTATCAATAAAGTTGGTGAAAATGCATTAATTGAATCACTAATGAAAAGCAGCTCAGATGATTTCGATTGTGTAGTTACCACAGCACATAAATCAAAAGGACTTGAATTTAATAAGGTCAAACTTGGCGGTGATTTTTTCTATAAAGAAGCTTGTACACCTGGTGAAAAAATACTGAGTGAAGATGAAGCGCGTCTGCTCTATGTTGCGGCAACTCGTGCCAAAAAGCAGTTGGATATTACTGCTCTAAATCCCTTATTCAAAGGCATTGAGGTGAAATGATGGAAGTAATAAATAAAGAAGTAGTTTTGGATGTACTCACAAATGAATCACATCCTCGTCATTTCCTTGTTCGCCAAGTTGAAAAGGCACTAATTGAAGAAGCTTTGATTATTCATCGGGGTAATCAGACAAAGGCCGCTGAAGCAATTGGGATGAGTCGAACGATTCTACGTCAGCGATTAAAAGAATTTAAACAGGCTTAGGGTGGATGTTATGCAAATTCAAAAAGTTAAAGTTAAAGCGAAAATTCAATATTGGGAAGACACTGAAGTAAATGGAATTGATGACACCGAAAATGGCGACAACATCCCATGCAAACAAGGTGAATTGTGGAGCCCAATCATCAATGTAGGTACTGGCATTATTGAAAATTGGGAAATTGGTAAAACTGCAAAAGTTCACTACAAAGTAGCCGATTGCTGCGGCTGGGAATTGTTAGATGAAAACGGCGCTGTAATTCAATCACAAGACGATGGTTACGTGCCTAAAACTTTATGCCCTGCTGAGCGCGGCTATGGCGATTACATCATCATGAACATCAATGAAAAGGGTCAGATTGAGAATTGGCGTTTTGATATTGATGATTTTCAGGAGGATGAAGACTGATGGAAATTCAGAAACAACGTGAAGCTTTTAAAGAATTCATTGCTAATAAATATAAGGACCTCATTGACCAACGGGTGTGTATAAACAGTGACGGTGATTATATGGCTTGGGATATGCAGGTAGCTTGGGCAACATGGCAAGCAGCTACAGCCCAAGCGGTGCCTGAAATGATTAATGTCGGCAATGAATTGCAATCATGGGTGGCTATAAATTCATTCTCTGCTGATGATGGTGAGGGTGTCTTGCCTGTTGTTGATGCAAATGCATTAGCTGAAGTAATTGAAAAATTAACAGGAGCCAGCCAATGACTGAAATTCTAGAAATCGCAAAAGACTTTGCTGAGGACTTGGCTCCGCATGTAATCAGTCAGACTGGCACAGTCAAAACATTTACAGCCGAGCAAGTATCTGCGCTTTATCATATCGCTGTTGATTTTTGGATGCGAAATGAAGAAGCCAGTGTTGATGTGGAGCTGCCGATTGGTGTGGTG